TCAAGCAGCGATCAGTTCAGCATCTTACACACCGCGCGCGTGCCTATCCTGGCAATCATTGGCACGGATGATGATACGAAAATTGTCGTCGGTGCCAAGGCTGCATTAATGCTGCCGATGGGTGCTGATGCCAAGTTTGTCGAGCATTCTGGCGCCGCGATTGAGGCTGGCCGCCAGTCATTGAAAGACCTCGAAGAGCAAATGCGCACGATGGGAGCTGAACTGCTTGTGGCGAATCCGGGCGATATGACGGCCACGCAATCAAGCATTGATACCGCACAAGCACAATGCCAACTCTCGCAGATGGCAGGGTCATTCGAAGATGCACTTGATCAAATTATAGACATCATGGCGCAATGGGCAGGGCTTGGCGATCAAGGCGATATAGACGTGTTTGACGACTTCGCCGCCGCCCCGGTGACGGGTGCCAATGTACAGCCGTTCGTCGTTGCGCTCACAACTTTGGTCGCATCAGATTTACTTTCCCGCGAGACAGCATTTGGTGAGCTACAACGCTATGGCATCGTAAATGATGATATCGACTGGGAAGTTGAGCAGGAGAAAATCAGTAAAACATCTATGGCCTTAACTGGGCCTAGTATGGAATTGGACAATAAAGAAATTGCATAATGGGCGCAATTGACAAAGCCATACGAGATTTAATCCTCATGAATGCCATTGATTTAACGCGGCTGGAAGCGCACGAGCGTGCAAAAGTAATCGACATATTGAAGAGGCTTGAAAAAGACCTCTCGGAATTGCTCGCGGCTGAAGTTGTTTCAAGTCTGGGTAGATCAGCGGTTAATCTCATTTTGTCCGATGCTCGCGCAATCATTAAAGAGTCGTACATCGAGGCGCAAGCAAGCGCACAGGTCACGGCAACAGGACTGGCAGAGTCAAAGTTCGTGGTCGATGTGATGCAGCAAACACTCAATATCGCTGTGAGCGAAGGCACGGCAATTACTGCCGGCCATGCCAAAGTATTGGCGACCAATGCCTTAATTGATGGATCACCGGCAGCGCAATGGTGGTCACGTCAAGCGGGCGATGTCGCGTTTAGATTCGCCGCCGAAGTGCGCAAGGGTGTCGCCGCATCCGAAACCAATCAGCAAATTATCTCTCGCATCGTTGGCACTGAGACTACGCCGGGAGTGATGCCAATCGCACGCAAGAACGCAGCGACACTGGTACAGACTAGCGTGCAGACGGTAGCGAATGAATCGCGTATGGCAACGTTTAAAGAGTTTGACGATGTGATCGAGGCATATTACTTTTTAGCGACTTTGGACAGCCACACTTGCCCCCAGTGTGCTGCATATTCAGGCATGGAATGGGACACAAACGAGCAGCCGATTAACGGCAACACGCTCCCGTTTGTAAATCCTCCTTTGCACATGAATTGCCGTTGCCTAATAAATGTTCGCACAAAGAAAATTGAAGGAATGCCAAGGTTATCGGACGATCCTCACCGCATGAGAGCGTCAAGCCTCGGCCCGGTGCCCATGAGCTTTACGTTTGATGATTACTTCAAATCGCGGTCAGTGAATGATCAGAACGAACAGTTTGGCAAAGGCCGCGCAGAGTTATACCGGCAGGGAAAAATTTCATTGCGAGATATGCTTGATCAGAGCGGCAATAAACTTTCGCTAGAACAGCTAATTGCTAAATACGGCAAGAAATAAATAATTTTCAGTTTCACAGAACCGCCAATCGTGATGATTAGGCGGTTTTTTTACGTCCCGAGATGGGGCAAATATAAATATCCGAGAGGGATAAATCATGGCACTCGAATTAATCATCGATTCACTAGATGCATCACCAGAAGCAACACGCTCTTTATACGTCCCATTCGGTGAAAAATTTAAACTCGATGTTTCTGGCTTAGAAGATACATCCGGCTTGAAATCCGCATTAGACAAAGAGCGCAAAACAGCGCGAGAACTTGAGCGCCAATCAACCGCATGGAAATCCTTGGGCAAGACGCCTGAAGAAATTCAAGCATTGGTAGAGGCTCAGACTCAGGCAGAAACCGACAAGCTAGCTAAAAACGGCGAGTGGGACAAGCTACGCGGGCAGATGAATGACAAGCATGCGCAGGAACTTGCTGCTGTAACCGGGAAGGTTGCAGACAAGGACAAAGCGCTGTCGAAATATCTGGTAGATGCATCGGCAACAGCGGCAATTGCAGCAGCAAAGGGCGTCCCTGAACTCCTATTGCCGCATGTACGCGCCTCGGTGAAAGTGATTGAAGAAAACGGCGATTATGCAGTGCGCATCATTGATGCAAACGGTAATCCGCGCGTGAATGGCAAGGGTGAATTTCTCTCAATAAATGATCTAGTCAGCGAGATGCGTGGGTCAGAAATATTTGGTCGTGCATTTGAGGGCTCCGGCGCTACTGGCGGCGGTTCAAGCAGTACGCAAAGCAAAGGATCACCGAAATCGGTCACCCGCGCTGAGTTCGACGCTATGCCCTTGAGTGACAAGCAAGCCAGTTTAAAAGCTGGCGTAAAAATCACTTGATACAGCAATACAAACAATTCAAGCCGCCTACGGGCGGTTTTTTTATTCCCGAAAGGTTTTAGATCATGTCAAACGGCAATTTAAATGCATTAATCCCGTCGCTTTATGCGGCGATGGACGTAGTTTCCCGCGAGCTTGTGGGTGCAATCCCTTGTTCAACTGTTGACGCAAATGTGACTCGCGCCGCAGTCGGTCAAAGTGTATTCACGTTCAAAACTCCAGCGGCAGTCGCTACGGATATCATCCCAGGCGTCATTCCTCCTAACGATGGCGATCAAAACATTGGCAATATTTCGCTGACAATTACCAAGTCTCGCCGCGTTCCTTTCCGCTGGAACGGTGAGGAAGAATTGGGCTTGAATAACAACGGTGCCGGGTCAAAAGCAGTGCAAGGCGATCAGCTTCAACAAGCGATTCGCACGCTGGTCAATGAAATGGAGCTCGACGTAGTACGTGCTGCACGCTTGGGCGCATCTCGCGCTTGGGGTACGGCTGGATCTACGCCTTTCGCTACATCGCTGGGTGATCCTGCACAGATTCGCAAAATCCTTGACGATAATGGCGCTCCTCCGAGTGACCGTTGCATGGTCATCGATACGACCTCTGGCGCGAACTTGCGTACTTTGGCGCAACTGACAAAAGCGAATGAAGCTGGAACGACCTTGACGTTGCGTGACGGTGAATTGCTCAACTTGCACGGCATGTCTCTGCATGAGTCCGCTGGCGTTACGCAGGTAACAAAAGGTACTAGCGCAGGCTATACAACTGACGCATCTGGCTATGCCGCAGGCGCAACAGTCATTAACTTGATTACTGGTACTGGCACATTCTTGGCCGGTGACGTGATTACGTTTGCTGGTGACGTAAATAAATACGTTGTCGCCGCAGGCATTGCAGCGCCTGGCACGATCACTTTAGCTGATCCAGGCTTACGCACTGCAATCGCTGCTGCACCGACTGCCGTATCAATTAGCAATAATTTCACAAGCAATATTGCGTTTTCAAAATCATCCCTGATCTTGGCACCGCGCTTGCCTGCATTGCCAGAAAACGGCGACTTAGCAATTGATCGTATGACCATCACTGATCCACGTTCGGGCATTTCGTTTGAAGTGGCGATGTATCCGCAATATCGCCAAATGCAATACGAAGTGTCCGCAGCATGGGGTGTGAAACAAATCAAATCCCAACACGCGGCTTTATTGCTCGGCTAATCAATCGGTCAGCGCCTTCGGGCGCTTTTCTCATCATTTATTAAGGAATAGATATGTTTCCATCTTTTACCACGCAAATTATCGCCAATCCCGGCGGTGGTCAATTGAATGCGACGCAATTATCGCAAGACGTTAATCGAATTTTAACCGTTGCGACTGTTGGTGATAGCGTCAAGTTGCCATTAGCAACTTCGCCAACATTTGTAATCGTGATCAACGCTACATCAAATGCGGTTCAAATTTTTGGTTCTGGTACTGACACAATTAACGGTGTCGCCTCTAGTACAGGAATCCCGCAGCTTGGCAATTCGATTGACTTCTATGTGGCGGGTGCGCCAGGTCAATGGTTTGTCGAATCTGGTCTTGGTTTCTCTGGCCCATTTCCGACGATTTCATCGACTAACAACATTACGGCAACAGCAGCAGGAACGCAGTCAACTTCATTGCAAGTAAGCACAGCCATTAACCGCATCACGACCGTGGTTAGTATTGGTGATGCCGTGAAATTGCCTGTAGCGAATGCTGGCATGCAGTTGATTATCGCCAATGCGTCTGCGAATAGCATGAACGTTTTTCCGGGTGTTGGCGATGCTGTCGGCGCTTTGTCGGTAAATGCAGCGTTTGCTATCGCAGCAGGAAAAACAGTGGAGTTCTTTACTGCTAATCCTGGCAACTGGCACACAGTTTTGAGTGCTTAATCCTTAAACTAAATACCAATAGCCTTTCTGATCGAGAGGCTATTTTTTTGGAGAAATAGCATGTCTCAAACATTGCCAACAGTCCAAGTTGTTGAAGATAACGAATTTGGCTACATGGTCATCAATGAATTGGATTTTGATGAGCTGACTCAGAAATTGTTTATCGCCACTGATTCGGACGGTGCAAAGGTACTTACTACTGCCCAGATTAAAGACGCTTTAACAGAAAAAGGAATCGAATTTCCTGTCGGTGCGAAAAAATCTGATTTAAAAGCCTTGCTAGAATCAATCGGCACTGAAACGTAAATTATTGCGATGTTTAGCGTTTAAAAAATCAATTTAGATCAAAGGAAATATCATGTCCGCATTATCAGATTTTGCAGAAAACAAACTTATCGACTTTCTTTTACGTGGTCAAGCGCTTGGTATTACAGGCGCATCGGCAGCGGCAGCAACGGGGCCAACCAGTACCTATGTCGCGCTATTGACAGCCAATGCGACAGACGTTGGCGGCGGTACT